GTTTGAAGAATCCGAACTGCCGATATAACCAATGTTCCAGTCAACCTCGTTTGAGTCACCAGTAAAGTCAAGTGTATAACTTGAACTGTCTGCGACAACAGGCCCGAATAGAACGTTGTTATTTCCAGTGAAATCTAAATCAAAAGTAAGTGAAGAACCAGTAATTGTCATGGAAGATAAACTTCCTGAACTACCGTCATCACCACCTACCTTGTTTCCAAAACCAATTTGGTCTATTGTCAAACTAAGTGTATCACCAGTTTGAGTGATTTTAATTTCATTATCATCAGTGGATTGTGCGAAAACAAAAGCTGTCGACATTAGTAATACTAAAGAAAGTATTTTATTCATTTTCGTTTTTTCCTTCTATTTCCCAAAAACCTCTATCGTGTCCTTGGTTTATTAATTCCAGTACTGCAGCTTCAATCGCTGTTCGTACTGCGTATGTCACACTTTCATTATTTCCCACACCGTTCTCATATTCTATTAATTGAGTTCCTTGTTCTACAAATCGGAACACGTCACCTGAAGACCCATAAGACAAAACAGTCTTACGTGTCTGAACGTTTAATAACACTTCACCTGTTAATACGGACACTGCTCTCATGGATACGGTGACGGAATCTTTTTGATATTGTCTTGCGTATCCTATACCAAGTGTTCTTGCGCCTATCCCACCTGTTTCCATATTAGCATCATAACCAATTACACCCCCTTCTATTATCATTCCTGCAAATAGTAGAGGTTGTAAACCTTGGGGAGTTTCTCCCGTTGACCTTGCGTAGTCATCTCTTGCACTACGTATGATTTGTCTCTCACGGACTAGGTGGTCAATCCCATTCCTTTCTGCGACACGAAACCATGTTCCATTTCCTGCAGTCTTAAGTGCATCAACTACCATCTCAACTCCACCTTGTGTCACTGCAGTAGAGAAGTCTGCAATTCCTTCTCTTGATTTTCTTTGTCCAGTTTTATCTTGAAACTGATAAACTGCAACAATTGGTCTTTCTTTTGCAGGTGGTAATTGTAATAATTCAATATATGATGGAAGTTGAATTACTTCAGGATTATCTACACAAACATAAGGCATTGCACGTTCAAACGTTCTTCCACCTGCTTTTGCATAGTTCCATATATCATGGTTATACTCTTCACCCCATGTTTCAGGATTACAGTCTTGTGGATTGTCTGACCATTTAGGAACGGAAGCACAACCTCCTAATAAGACTGTAGATAGAATTATTGAATAAATTAGTTTCAATCTATCCTCCGTCAGGGTCTTGACCAAAATTACCTGTTCCAACTGGTATTTCAATAACTGTTGTTGTTCCATCGGTATCAACAATTGTCATTTTAATAACATCGGTTCCGTCTGCGTTAGTTATCACTTCCCATGTAATAACACTTCCTTCAAGCGTAAATGACCCAAAGCTTGAAGCTTCATCATTACTAAACATTGAGTCCACTAATTGTTTAGATAATTGAGAGTATATACGGCTCTCTAGGTTTCTGATAAATTTTGCGAGAGTAGAATTCTCTTCTTCTCTTTGTGCAGCTTTCTCTGCAGCTTCTAAAGCATCACGGATTGCTTTCTTCCTTGATGTCTCTTGGTTTTCAATTGTGAGGTAATGGGCACCAGTCCCAATCCCACTGAACGATGGGTTTTTAAATTTATGTACTATATCTGCGTTAGTCTGACCTATCGAGAATAGTAGTGTTGTCAATATTATCTTTTTCATGTATGTTTACCGTCCTTATAATTTCTAAACCTTTTTTATAATTTTTTATATCGGTATTCCACATTTTACTAAACCACCTTTCTTCTCGTGCAGGCCAATAACATGTTTTACACCTATCTAAAGGTTCATCACGATGCACATAATTAATAATGTCTTTATCATTAGACCAATCTACACCTTCACTTCTCTCATTCATAAGAATTGTACAGCGGTATATCCCTTCTTTAGATAAAGATTTACACTTATCTTTTTGGTAGCAATTATTCCAATTACTCCACTGGTCATACTCAACCCCTTCCCATTTTTCACCAAAACGGACAAAGGTATCTTGTTGCCAGAAATCTACAGTAGAATTTTTTATCAGTTCTTTATATACATTTGAATTAGTTAAATCATTATCAATTCTACCTAATTCTGTATAAACTGAAATAATGATTCGGTCATAACTTTTCATTATGTCGATTATGTTATTAGAAAAATTTAATCCATTTGTGACAATAGATAATTTTTCATAACAATCATTATTTTCTACTAAGTACTCAGTAATTTCTCTGAGTTCTTTGTGTGTTGTAGGTTCTCCACCTAGAACTTTTAGTTCTTCAACACATAAATCTAATCTGTTGAAGTTTTCTATAATGTCTTTGACATCTTCTAACTTCAAATATGGTATAGTGATTTTACCTTTCTTATCGTAATCTCCACCATAATCAAGAACACTACAACCAGTGCAATGTAAATTACAGGCGTTAGTTATGTATAAATCATAACTACCTTTTAGTAGTTTTCTTTTTTTCATTTTCACGGTATTCTAGAACAACATCAACCTTTTCTTTTAATCGAATTAGGTCTTGGTCTAACATTCTAGTTTGGTCTATCACTCTTATCAATGCAAAGTGCATCTTTTCAATTTCGGGGTCTATCTTTTCTCCAATAAACCACCACACATAATATACGAAGTATCCTAGTCCAACCATCATGACAACTGGAAATCCGTAATCGGTAATAAGTTGAACTATTGTAGAAGTATCTTCCATTAGTCCCTTCTCACATCAAGTTTACCGTCTTCTATAAAGTTTTCTGCACGTGCAACTCTCTCTATATCGGGTCTTAACTCTAATGCACTTGACACTAACATGTCTATCTTAATCATTTCGTTAGACATCGTTCTTGCACGATTTTCTAATGATTCACAAAACATTGTAAGTGTTCTTATTGAGTCAACTATACCTTCAAATATTTGTTTGATTACCATAAAGATGAAGAATCCCATGACTAATGCCATTGCAATCGGAACTCCAACTTCACCTATCAAATTAAATATTTCTTCCATACCTCTATTTATATAAAAAAAGGGTGCATTTTTGCACCCTTTACTTGACTAAGTTAAGTCTACTTTGCAGATGATATCTGTTTGATTACTTCTGCTTTAGTACCTGACTTTTTAACCTTAATAGATTTTTTGTCTGCAAGGTCGAACAATTGTTGTTTAGTTAACTTTTTCAATTGTGCAACACTTGGGACATCGCTTTTTGGTTTTGGAGCAGGTTTCTTAGCTACAACTGGTACTTCTTTAGTATCGTTGAAGACTTTGATGCCGACTACTATTAGTACTACGACACCTAGAAATATCAAAAATTCCATAATATTCTCCTATATTTACTTATCCAAAAGTGGATTTTTATCCTTTGCCTTACCTATTGCAAGTGCAAGAACTTCTAAGTATTTATACACCTTTGCCCACAACTTATCGTCTGCAGGTGTTGGTGTTAATGCTACTATGACTGAACAAATTGATATTACAACTGGTACAATCATTAATAGATTCCAAATTCCCATAACAAAGTCTATAATTCCTGAGAACATATAGAACCTCCGTTTTTAGTTAATAACCCTATATTTATAGATTATTGACTACCAATCGAGTATTTAGTGGTTAGTTTCCACTCAGTTTTCTCTTTATATGGGATAATTTTTATCTGCGATAGAGGAACCTTTGGTTCTTCTATTTTAGATGGTTCTAATACTTTTAAAAGATTCCATTGTTGTAAAAGACCACAAATAGTGTTTCTTCTACCTATATCACTCTCTTCTATAGTTGTAGGTTTACCATCTAATTGAAATAATTCTTTAAAGTGTACGATGTAGTATTTACCTCTTTTATGTAATATGTGACATGATTGAAATAGTTCTTGTTCACGTCTAGATGCAATACCGATTCTTGATAGGGTTTCTCTGATTTTTAGAAAGTCGTCACGTTCTTCGAAGGATACTTCTACTAACTTTTCGACTAATTGGTCTTGTTCATGCATTATCTTTTCCACCAGTTTTCATTCTCTTTTTCATTTTACGAACATCGGAATCAGATAAGATACTCATATAATCTTTTGCTTGTTTTGTGCTTATCTGATAATATTCTTTTATGACATCAAGTTTCTTACTCACGTATGGTTTCTGCCATTGTGAAAACCTTTGTCTTTTCCTTAAAGTATTTAGGAAAAAAAGGTATTGAAGACGGTTGTCTAGACCGTGTCTGATGTTCATTTCATTAGAAAAAAAGACTGAATCTTGGTGATAAGATAATGCCTTATTCGTTAGAAAGGGTTGATAAGATTTCTCTTCGATATCATCAACCATGATATCTTTTTTGTCGTAAGAGACCGACTTTACAAAATCAAATGGATTTCGTTTAGACATTTCTGAGATATTCGTATACTAGTTCTTCACCTTTGAGTTCTGTCCCAAAGTAAACTGTATATCCGTCATGTGTTTTTCTTTCAACAAGTCCACTGTTATATTGGGTATCTAATACAGATTTACCGTCTTCAGTGTCTTGTGGTCTTGTGTCATACCACATTGAATTAAGTGAATGTGCATGAACTGATTTAACAGTTTTTGACCATTCCTCTGCTTTTAATAAGTCCCTTTGATACTGAACTCTATCATCATATTGTGTCATGTGTTATCTCCATCCGTAGTTTTTACTTGATGTTTCATAAACAATTTATCTGCTTGTCTTTGAAACGACTTCTCAACCATTGTATCAATTATCTTATTGAACCATTTTCTTAATTTACCCATTATGACCAACCTCCATCAATCTCTTGTAAGA